ATTTCACTGAACTAGAAAGATCAGTTATGATCTTGCTTGTTATAGGGTTTACAAAAGAGCAAGTTTCCAAGTATAAGATGATCGAGATGTTACGTCTGCAGCAGATGATAAACAACATCTCTACCCATCCTATATGGGAGAAAGCGCTTGCTAAAAAAGAGACTGAACGCTGAAGAACGCTACGGACTTAGTTTCGATCAGGTCCGCGAGGCCGAAAAGTATCTTCGTCAGCATAAGACCGCAGGCGCCATGGGCAAGCAAGAGGCTATGCCCGTTTACGAACTTTTCCTGCTTGGCTATTCGTTAGAAGATCTAAGCAGGAAATTTCCCCAATATTCTTTGGGAAAAATCTCGCTGACGGCTGCCTTAAACGGGTGGGTTAAAGATCGTGAAAAGTTAGCCAACTCAATATATGACAGGATTCGGGCCCGCATAGTTAAATCCACCGTCGAGCAGGTTGAGTTTCTTACAGACATGGTGTCTGTCTCTACCACAGAGAACATGGAGGAGATGCGCAAGTATCTCCAAGATCCTTCTAAAGCGCCTCCTCCTCAGATGAGAATCAAAAGTTTAAAAGAATACCAGCAGGTAATAGAGATGCTGGCGAAAGTCGCAGACTCAGTTAGAGCCCTTTCTGCTCCTGCAGAGACTGATCAACCTAAACTTTTGTCTAAATCAAGCAAACCTAAAGCCCTACCCAAACCAGAACCAGCCGACGAGTCTGTTCTCTTGGCCCAATTAGTCCAGGACCCAGAAGATGAGTGACGAGTCTAAGTTTTGCTCAGTCACCGGGTGCGGTAAGCCGATCAAGGCAAAAGGTTACTGCGGCAACCATTATAAGAAGTTTATCGAGCTTCCTAAGAAGCGCGCCGAGCAGACGGCCTTAACTAAGGTCGCAAAGCAGCAGCAAGCTTCTCAGAGAATGTCTGAGAGAGCCGCACACCTGACAATGGCGCAGCTCGAAAAGATCTTTCTTACGCCGTGCCGAACAGAGAAAGATCTAAAGAACTATATTAAATACTTTTTTAACCTCCAGCTGCCAGATTGCAAGGTTTCCCGCTATGCGGATACGACGCCTTTTCACGCGATATGGGAAGCTTATAATATTTGCGTTAACAACGATAATCCGCAAAATGTGCAAGAGTTGCTATACGTTGCCGGTAGGGGCTCTGGAAAAACACTTGGCATGGCTATCGCCGAACTTCTAATACTTTTGCACGATCAGCGCGATGTTGTTCATGTGGGTGCGATTCTATCACAGGCAAAACGATGCTACGAGTATCAGCAAAAGTTTCTGATGTCCGACAGAATTAAACCGTTAATTTTGCCACCTAAAACACAAGAAGCCGACCGTATTCTTGAAAAATTTACGATGGAAAAATCGGTATTTAATGTTACGGGTGAGAAGGTCACACTTGAAGTGATTCCATGCACATTAAAAGCCTGTTTAACTTCTTGTACTATGTCAATCGATGGCAATGGTGTGCCAAAAATATTAGCGGATTTTAAACCAGGGGATTTAATTAAAAATACTATTGGTTTTGTTGAAGTAATAGACAATCAACTTGAAGATGCGGAATGTGTCAGAGTAGAGTTAGAAGATGGAAGAATAATCGAAGGAACGCTTGACCATAAGGTTTGGACTCAACGAGGTTGGGTAGAATTGCAGCATCTTACTGATATCGATGACGTTATAACGATTTAATATTATTAATATTAGAGAGTGCATTATGGCTATATCGGTGCCAAATAATTTGCAATTAAAATTACCAAGATTTATCGTATATCTTATTGTAAAGTTTATAACTTTTAAACTTAACATAAACGGATACCTAATCGCAGGTTCGTATAGGAGATCTAAATTTATTTGCGGCGATATCGATCTCGTAATTCCAGCACATCTTATGCAAGATCTTGATTCTAAAATGAAAAGCATGGGCTGGTTCCTGAACCCTATGAGAAATCACAATGCAACTCTTAGCAGACAGTATCTTAAAAAGATTAAATTTTTTAATATAAGAAAGATAATAGTATTAGATATATTTCCGTACACTGATGAAAACCTTGGAAATGTTTTAGTTTTTGCAACCGGGTCGGCTGCCCATAATGGTAGAATTAGAAACAGCCTTGAAAGTCAAGGAATGTCGTGGAAAAATCCAGCTTTTATATTGATTAAATCAACCAATGAAAAGTTGACATTTAAAAGCGAAAACGATTTCTTTAATTTTTTAAATTTGAAAACAAAGCCACCAAGAGATCGATATGAATAATTTAATCAAGTCGTTAAAAACGCACAAAGAAGAATTGCTCGTAAAATCAAACGGTCAATGGCAGCTTTTAAGTAAAGCCATATGGGAAAAAGCACCTCATATTTCTCAAAACGCATGTATATGCGGTGGCTCTATGAGAAACGACAAAATGCACCACTACACCTGTGTGGATGCGAATTCTGCACCTAACAAAACTCAATACAATGCTAAACTTAATAAAATGTTTGCTGATTATCACGACGCTCTTGATGCTAAGTCTCCGCGGGCGTTGCAGCAGCATTCTGGTGCTATAAGAGATTTAGTAAACAATGCTAGCCCTGGATCCATTGATTTAGGGCACCTTAGTTACTTGCAAAATAAGGCTGCAGATGCTTTTAAAGCCTCAGATATGCCCCATCATGGTGGACTAAGATTTAGTCATGAAGATCTACGCAATGCCTTTGATCGTCATCTGGATGATTCTGTTAAAAATTTAAAAGATGTGCATGATCATCACGGCATTGAGGCTGTAAAGGGTTTAAGTAGAGCAATAGGAGCAAATATCGATCCTTATCATGAGGGCAAACATGGTCCTACTGTTTTTCACGATCACGACAATTTGGCACTAAAACCCCATCTAGTTGGCGATGTTCAAGCTTTGAATCTGGGCGCATACGGTCATCACAAGACTGTTTCTGCTACATCCCCCGGTGATATTCTTTATTACGAGTACGATAATAGCAACGCTAAACCTAAAGACGACGCGACAACAGCTCGCCACGAGGCGCTTAACGACAAGGTTTCTAGTACGTATGAAGATGCTCTGAGTGGCGATCTACGTAAATTGAAAGCACACGAAGACGCGGTCGTAGATCGCGGTGTTGCACATTTTAAACATCATCACGGTCTATAAAACTATAAATACTTATCATTTTGAGTATATAGATACTAGACATGGGATCTATATACCCAGGTGATATATGGCTAAAATTAAAAAGCTCGAGCGAACCGGTGTCAAACAAATAGCGAAACTTGAGGTTCGTTCTAATTCGGATCCGACAAATCCGATGTCTAATTCATTTGTTACGATCGATGGCACTATAAATCACAACTGCAACGGACCTCACGTACCGCTGGTTGTGGTCGATGAAATCGACACAGTTTCTGGCGAAGGATTAAAGGCATACAAAGAGATATCTGGTATGCTCGACTCCAAGCGGGGCAAGAAGCCGCTAAGAGTGGGTATCTCAACTAGAAAATCTCGATACGGGCTAATGAATCAAGCCATCGAGAATGCCGAGAAGCAGGGGAGACATGTTCGCCGCTGGACCGCGTTCGAGTTTACTGAGCGCTGCCCAGACTCTAGATCCGGTACGACTAAGCAAGAATACTATATCGACCAAAATTCATTCGACATGCGTCTTCCGTCTGAATACAATAAACTCAGCGAGCAGAAGAAAAAAGACTACGCGCCGTACGAGATGTATTCTGGTTGCCACAAGTGCCCTCTTGCGCCAATCTGCTTAGGTGACGCCAAAAATCAAACATCCACATCGCCGATGCTCAAGTCGATTGACGAACTTGCCCAGAAGATACTTTCCGAAGGTCCTGATTGGGCAATGTCACAGCTGATGAATCTTAAACCATCAGTTGAGGGAATTGTGTTTAAGGAATTTGATGAGCGTACGCACGTCAGGACATGGAATCAGATGTGGCTCACTCTTACCGGCAAGGAATTTCCTGGCGAGTGCAATCACGATATCTTTGTTAAGAAATGTTTAGCAATGGGTTTGCCAGCATACTCGGGTATCGACTGGGGATGGTCTAACCCTCATACTTTGGTAACTTTTTTCGTAGACTCTAAGGAAAACATCTACGTCGTCAGATGCGACGGTATGACGTACATATCTCGACCTGCCTGGATGCACCACGTCAAGAATAAGTGGCACCAGGCTTATCGGGTTCAGCTCTACTTCCCAGATCAAGCCGATCCGGGTGACGCAGTCGAGATGAGAAAGCTCGGTCTTCCCACATCAACTAACACTGACAAGGGCCAAGTAAACACTGGCATCCAGGTCATAAAGAAATGGTTAAAAGTCCCAGGAACCGGGGAGCCAAAGATATTTTTTGCACAAGAAACTTGTCAGCCCTTGATAAGGGAGTTCCAGCTCTACCATTACAAAGTAGATGCATCAGGTCAAATCACGGATGATCCTGATACAGAGCACGATCACTGGATTGACGCTTTGCGCTATGCGATGACTAATTTATTCAGCAAGTCAGCTGTCATCCTTTCTTCGGCTGGCTTAGACGTAGACATGGCTAAATTAGTTGATTCTACCGGCAGCTTCTTTAAACCGCCCACACCTGAAGAGTACGCTAAGGTAAACAACATTCCGTTTAATCCGGAAGTTAACCTGGATAAGATGGGTAAAATAGGAAGGCTGTCTGATATAGAGGATAACGAAGATCAAGGGTCGGACGGCGGTTTTATATGGACCTTTTGATCGTATAATATGGTTGTCTTACCGTCAGCTTGGAGACCAAGATGTCTTGGATTGAAGATATTAAAAAAGCAGTTACTGATTCTCTTCGTAAAGATATCGAGGACTTAACTAAGTCTGAAGCCGACCGTCTATCCGACTCTTCTCAGCCTAAAAATGAAGCTCAAGATCAGGGTCAGCTCGTTGGCAGCAAAGCTATACTTACCGATCCGTATTACGATCACGCTGCTCATAATTACTTTCTTTCTAAATCAAAAATCTCTAGAATAGCCAACCGCACCCTTAGAGAAATCTCTATGCGAGATTGGCTAGTAAATGCAATTTTGCAGATTCGTTGCGATACAGTTCTGCGCTTCTCTCGTCCTCAGGAGAAGAAGTATGACATGGGGTACCGGTTTGTTAAGGCCAACCAAAATGAACCAGTTACCCAAGAAGATATCGATAACATCCGGATGCTAGAAGACTATATTTATCACTGTGGTCGTACCGACGCAACGCCCCGCGGCGAGGAGATGCTGTTCGGTGAGTTCGTAAAGTTGATCACCTGGGACGCACTAACCTTTGGCCATATCGCCGTAGAGAAGGTGCTTACTCGCAAAGGTTCTCTCCATCGCTTTCGCCCTCTTCCCGCAGAGACTGTTTACCGTGTCAACCCAAACGTCTCCAAGGATGCGGTTGAGAATCAGGCAAAAGTCGCGCTGGAGCTTTACCACAAAAAGCGCTCTGACAATGACCCAAGGGGTGACGGTCAGATCAATACTCCTGACATGGAGTACCTAAAGTACGTTCAGCAGACCATGGACATGCGCGTCGTAAACGTGTTTGGCGATGAAGACATGGTCTTCAAACTCTTCAACCCAAAGAACTTTGCCGACTCCAACGGCTACGCGATCTCGATGGTCGAGCAAGCCGTGATCATGATCACAAACCATCTCAACGTTGAATCCTACAATGCAAACTACTTTACGCACGGATATGCGGCTAGAGGGATCCTGCATCTCAAAGGAACAGTTACTCAAAACACTCTGGCGTCTTTCCGTCGTCAGTTCTACAATACTATTTCGGGCTCGAATAACGCTTGGCGCACACCGATTGTATCAGGGCTGGATGATGTCCAGTGGATACCAATGTCAGGGTCTGCACGCGAGATGGAGTACATCAACTTCAATTCGCACGTCATGCGATCCATCTGTGCTCAGTTTCAGATCGACCCCATCGAAGTAGGTTTAGATTATCTTACAACCGCCAACGGTCGTGCCGCATCTAAGC